TTTCTTCTGGCTCTGGCCATGCCCCGTTAGCTCCGTCACGTCTCTTGCGTACTATACCTCGGGCGCGACGGAGACCGCCATTGCTACGACCGTGTACGGGCTGGACTCCACGTCCTTGCCCGCGCGCATATATCTTAAAGAAGGGCAGAGCTGGCCTACGGACACGCGCCCGTACAACGCTATTAAGTGCGTCTGGGCGGCCGGCTACGCCAGCGCAGCGGCCGTGCCCTACGACCTCAAGCACGCAATCAAGCTGCTCACGGCTCATTGGTTTGAACTGCGCGAGCCGGTGAATATCGGAAACATCAGCTCCGAACTTGCACTCATGGTCAAGCCGTTGATCTCACCGTATCGCATAGGCGCGACGTTTATATGGTAAACGCTGGCAAGCTACATCATCGCGTGCAGATACAGCAGCCGATCCGAGCGGCCGACGCGCAGGGCGGTAGCGCGGTGACTTGGATCACGCTCAACACTGGCCAGGTCTGGGCGGACATAGCGCCAACGACGGGCTCCAAGCGCTACGAGGCAATGGGCGTGTTCCACAACGCATCGCACACGATCACGATCCGGTATTTCGACGGACTCAAAAGCGATTACCGCGTTCTCTACGGGAGCAAGGTTTACCGCATCAAGGGTATCGTCAACGAGGGATACAACAACACGAAGCACGTGCTTTTTGTCGAGGAGGCGACCGCATGAGCGTTGCAGCTTCCTCGACGGAATGGCGCAAGTTCTCAAAGAACCTGCTGCAGCTCGTGAAGGCCACGCGCGCGAAGTGCGTACAGGAGGTCGGTCGCGCAGCGCGCGCGTCGCAGACGCAGGCGAAGCGCTTGGTGCCAAAGGCCAGCGGCGCGTTGAGAGAGACGATAGGTATTACTTACAGCGCGGACAAGCTCCACGCGACCGTAGAGCCAGCCGCCTACTACGGGCAATGGGTTGAGGGCATCTGGCATAACTACGAGCAAGGACGCGCGCCTGGGCGCATGCCGCCCGTGGGTGCTATTGGCGATTGGTGCCGCTCGAAGGGCATGGGCGAGGGCCTCAAACCGTCGCAGTGGCTCGGCCTCCTGTATGTCATTCGCCGCAAGATCGCGCGCGAGGGCACGCCCGCGAAGCCCTTCATGCGGCCTACGCGCGAGGAGCAGTATCCGAAGTTCCAGGCTGCCATGCAAGACGTGTTCAAGCACGCTGCCGCGCAAAGCGGCGTTCTCGTTCGCTCGGGAGCCGTGTAATGCCGGACCAAAAACTATATCTGCCGACTTCGGCGCTTCAGACGGCTCTGTACGCGCGCATCGGCTCCGTCTGCTCCTGCGGCGTATATGACCACGTGCCGGCATCGGCCACGATGCCGTACTGCGTCGTATCTGAAATCGGCGTCCAGAACCAACGAGCGAAGCATATAGAGCTTGTGCGGGTTCCGGCCACACTCCATTTCTGGTCTGACTACGAGGGGGCGAAGCAAGCGCAGGACCTGGCGGACACTGCGTTGCAGAGTCTCACGCTTAATCCTTTGGCGGTTACGGACTGGCAAGTCGTCGAAACCGACTTCGAGAGTTTCACAACGCTGGTCGAGTTCGACGGGACCATCAACCGCAGGCACGCAACTCTCGTGATGCGGTGGTTACTTCAGAGGTGATAACGCATGGCGGCTATTACAGTCATCAAGCCCGGAATCAGCGAAGATAACATGGGCGCTGGAGCAGCCTGCTCCGCTGGCGGAGACTATTTCGTTAACGATGGCGTGACGTTGCTTAGGTTCACGAATACCGACGGCTCGCCCGTTACAGTGACCGTCGATTGCCCGAACGCTTGCAGCTACGGCGGAACGACGGTACACGACGAGGCGCTTACCGTTCCGGCTACTACCGGAGATATCCTTGCCGGGCCGTGGCCGACCGCGAAGTACAACGATTCCAGCGGATACGTGCAACTGACGTATACAGCCGTGACTGCGCTCAAGGTCTGGGCGCTCTCCGCTGGCGGCACCACGTAACCGGGTAATCACTAAGGCATATACGGAGGACCATAAGCAATGGCCATCGAAAGAGGGAAGGATTGGCTGGTGTACTTAAACACCGGCACAATCGCATCGCCTACCTGGACGCTCATCGAAAACCAGACAGCGTTGGATTTCGCGAACGACCAGGACGTAATCGACACGACGAACAAGAGCACGAGCGGCTACAAGACTTCGATTATCTCGCTCAAGGATTTGAGCTGTAGCTTCACTATGCTCTACGACCAGGCGTCTACGAATACGACTTGCGTCACGCTGACGCAGGCTGCGATTAACCAGACGCTCAAGCAGTTCAAGCTCCTCGGCTCGGGCGGCCAGAACTGGATTTTCCAGGCATATGTGAAAATCTCGTACACGGCCAATTTCGACGGGCTCTGCGAGGCGAAGGTCGAGCTTGTCCGTTACGACGCGCCGACGTACTCGGCGTCATAAGCAGCGGCATAAAATCCAGGAGACAAAGCATGGATCCGGTCAACAAGCACAAGGGCGAAATCGAGATAGACCTCGGACGCAAACGCATCTGGCGCTTGCTCTGGAAAGATGTCGGAGCGGTCGAAAACGCGCTGGAACAACTGCGACACGAGAAAGTCAACTGGCTTTCGTTTCGCAGCAAGTTTCAGAATTGGTCCATCGACGAATACGCCCTTGTGCTTTGGGCTGGCCTGCGCTGGGACGATCCGCAGTTGACGCTGGAATGGATCAAGGACAACGCGGACTGGACGCTCGTAGATTGCTTCACGGCGGCTTTTGCCGAAAGCCTGCAATCTGCTCTTCCGGAGAGATACCGAAAAAACTTCGGCGCCGCCGCTCCGGCGACGGAGACGGCGAAGAGCTTGGCGTCCGAGAGTACCTCGGCGTCTGCTGCGTAGAGTTTGGGCTATCGCCCGAGGAGTTCTGGAACGCAACAGTTGAAGAGACCGACGCCATGGCGCTTGCCGCCATGGATCGCAACAAGCGCCTGCACCATGAGCGCTCGTGGTTTGTGACGCACTTACTTGCAGCCTGCGGCAACTGGAAAAGCCGGCCGGACACGAAGCAGATGATGAAGAACCTTAACGCGCCGGTTGACGACGTAGGCGAGAGCTTCGAGGTACGGAGCATGGCGGACCTGCGGCTTGCCGAGGAGAAGCTCGGGATCAAGATTCTGCCCGACGACGCGAAGGAAGAACATGGCCGACGCTAATACGCTACCTATCGAATTCAGCATTGTCGGCTTCGAGCAGATGCAGCGCGACTTCGCGGCGCTTTCGTCTCGCGTTGACGACATGGCCGGGAGCGTGAGCAAGAACTCCAAGGCCATGACCACGGGCTTTAAGGACGTGGCGGCGAATGCGAAGCGCAGCATTGCCTCCACGACCGCGAATCTGCGTTCGCTGCTGCCTGTGCTGGGCGGGACACAGGCGCAATTTGTGATGATGGCCTCCAACGTCGGCGAGCAATTCGAGAAGCTTGCGACGGCAAGCGGTTCAACTGCAGCGATGATCAAGGGCGGGCTCGTCGTCGCGGTGGCTGCCGCAAGCTATGAGTTCGGCAAGTGGACAGCAGAGGTTATCGGGCTAAACGACGCAATTGATGCCTGGTACAAAAACGCGCAGCGAGCGAGCATCATAAGCCCGCAGCTTTCGGATGCCATGCGTATGCTGGCTACTGCGAGCGAAGAATACGCCAAGGCGCAAGATGACATAGGACAACGAGCCCGACTATTCGGAGAGTCGGCGGATACCAGCGCGAAGCTTGCCGAGGCTACAGAGAAAAGTATTCTTGCCACGGACTCGGCATTGAAAGCGTTTGCTTCGACGCAGGGAGAATTAACGGACAAGCTTTCGATCCAAATAAATAGAGTGTGGGATTTGCGCGCAGCTTACGCAAACCTGGACGACACGCTAAAGGATACAAAGATAGGCGCTGATATAAAGGAGAGGCTCGAAACAGAATCGAAGGAGATGAAGCGCCTGCAGACTGTTTACGAGTCAGTCAGGTCGAAAGTCAAGGAATCCAACGATGCGCTGAACGAGCAGATCAACCTGTACGGAGACTTGATCACAGTACAGCGCATGTACGAGGAAGACGCGAAGCGTAAGCCGGAGGTGGCTGCAACGCAGACGGCGGCAGCGGCTCCTGTATTTGACATCGAGTCGATGGATCTTGAGGAGCAGACGCGTCTCATGTCGCTCGCTATCGGCGACGAGATGGCGAACGCCTACGCCTACGTCGAACGCTATAACATCCCAGCGCTTGTGAGCGAGCAGATACAGCAGACGGACGTACAGTTTCGGAACTGGGTAGCCTCCATGCAACTGAACGTTGCCGACGTGCAGATGTTCATCATGGATACGTTCAGCGCCGCGACGCAGGGAATCGGCAACGCGATTGCGCAGGCGGTTGTTTACGGCGAGAACCTCGGCAAGCTCTTCGAGGAACTCGGCAAGCAGATACTCGCCTCTGTCATTAGCACGTTGCTACAGCTCCTCATTCAAGAGTTGATGTACCTCGTGCTGGGCAGCTTCATCATGGCGGCGGATCTGACCGCCAAGATATCCGCCATGGCGGCATTCGCTGCAGCAGCCGCTTACGCATGGGCTGTAGCGAGCATGGGGCTTATAGGTATGGCCGTAGGGCCTGGGCTTGCCGTCGAGGCGGCGGCAATGACCACTGCGGCCGGAGCCTACGGCGCTGGCATTGGCGCCGCCGCAGGCCCTGGCATTGCTGGTATCGGCCAGGCTGGCGGATTGCTCGCGTTCGGCGAAGGCGCCTACGTGCGGTCTCCTGTCATGGCTCTCGTGGGCGATGCCCCCGGCGGCGAAATCGTAGCGCCGAGGAGTGACTACGAGGCCATGATTGCGACGGCGCGTCAGCCGAGCGTCGGGCATGTCTATCTTGACGGACGCGAGCTGACACAGTCCGTCGTCAAGTGGATTCCGGGCGAGGTACGCCGAAAGGGAGTCAAGGGGATATGACTAACACACTCGACCCGGCCGCGAACTTCGTAAAAGTCTCGGTCTCGACTGGCTACGATGCGAGCGCAACAACGCTGGTACTCGTCGATACCGATCCGCATCTTTCATCGCTTCCGGATCCTTCGACTGCCGGAGCGTACAACCTCGTCTGGTGGGACTCAACCAACTATCCCGACCCGTGCGACGATCCGAACGTTGAGATCGTGCGTTGCACAGCCTTTAGCACGCCGAATATCACGGTCACGCGCGCGCAGGAGAGCACGAGCGCGAGCACGAAGAATACCGCCGGAGCTACATACAAGGTCATGCTCGCGCCTACGGCGAAGTTTCGCACGGACCTTGAGGCCGCTGCCGTTGACGTAGGCTCAGTCTATGGCTACGTGACCGAGGCCGCGTACGGCGCCGTCGGAGACGGTGTGACGAATGACTACTCTGCGTTCGCAGCGGCCGTAGCGGCTCTGACGCACATTGTGATACCGGCGGGTACCTACAAGATATCGAGCGACTTGACGGTCGCGAATACGATAACACTTGAGTTTCGAGAGGGCGCGTCTATCAGCATAGACAGTGGTAAGACGCTCACGCTTAACTGCAACGTCATTGCTGGCAACTGGCAGATTACGCAAGGCGCTGGCACGGTCACTTGGGGCACGCGCTCGATCATTCGCTACGACCGTTGGGACGGCACGGCCGCCGACAAGCTGCAGATTACAGCAGCGTCCAACGTCGAGGTCCTTGACGGAGATGTAACGGTTGTCACGGGCCATGCCTTCAAGGTCAACGGAGTCGCGATAGTCAACCCGACTATCGTCGAGAGCGCGGAGCTTGCGGTTGATGCCGGGACGCTCATCACGGCCGAGATAACGCATGGGCTTGGGTACACTCCATCCGCCGGGAAGATCGCCCTGTCTGCCTACGTGTCGAGCGGACT